TTCAGACCGAGCGCTGGCGAGCTTCGGAAGACAACGACAATGGCAAGCCGCCGGACCACTGGAAACAATGCCCTGGCTCTTGGGGCTGTTTGCAATCGCATCTTCGCATCTATCGCTGGATGTGCACCGAAGGGCTTGAATCGGTTCTCGTTTTGGAAGACGACGCGATCTTCGCCCCAGGATTCGCCCGTGAATCGGTGCAATTCCTGGAGCACTGCCCATCGGATTGGGACCAGATTTATTTTGGTGGCCAACACTTCAGACAAGACCGCGGTGTCCCGCAAGCTATCAACGGCCTTGTGCTCCGTTGTTTCAACGTCAATCGTACGCACGCCTACGCCATTCGTCGTTGCTTTGCGCGAATGGCGGCGGATTATATCGAGTATCAGAAACACAACCGACACGTGGATTGGATTCTTGGCGATCTCCATGAGCAAAAGATCTGGAACATCTACGCTCCGCGTCGTTGGCTTGTCGGGCAGGCCGAGGGCACGAGCGATATTGCTCAACAAGTCAATGGGCGCGAAGAGCTTGTACGATCAGAGAGCTGGTGGAACGTGTTTTACTATCGGGACGAGTTAGGCCAGAAGCATAGGTTCGTTGATGGCGAAAAAAGCGACAGACCCTGGGCAGTACCGCGAGCGCGTGACGGTTTGCTACAGCATTCCGACCACGGCCGCCGACGGCCAGCTTATCGAGGTATCGACAACGCTCTATCGACCGTGGGCGGAAGTGCTGCCGGTATCGGGGCGCGAGTTCATCCAGGGACAACAGACGGTAGCGACGGTAACACATCGTGTGCGGATGTGGAGCGATAGTTACAGTCGAACGATTACACCGCGGCACTGGATCATTCGTTCGGATGGAACACGGCTCAACATCGTGCGGGTATTCGATAGCAGGAACCGGCGGCGAGAATTGGAACTTGAATGCATTGAACAGGTAGCGGGGGCGTAGCTAGTGGGGCTTGAGGAGGACATCAGAACCGCACTGGTAGCAATGTCTGCCGTAACGGCCATTGTCGGCAGAGGATCGAACGCCCGCATCCGTCCTGATCGGTTTCATGAGGAAGACGGCACGCTGCCGGCCATTCTGATCGAGGTGGACCACGAAGATCCCCTGACGGACTTAACGGGTAGGGGAGGCCGCCGAGAAGGCGTTGTGACGATAACCTGCCGGGCATCGACCCGCGCCGCGGCTCGCGCTCTTGCGGAGGCAGTGAGAAACAATGGGACGTCGCCGGGGACCGGATTAGACGGGTACGGCGGCTCAGGGACCGCGTTTGATTCGTGGTGTGTTGGGCAAACAACGGCTTTCGTGCCGAAATCAGACGGGTCGGATCATGGATATTACGACAATATTCTGACCTATGAAACGACGGCGAGCGAAGCGACTTGATTGACCTGTCGGCTACGATAACTGGCGACAAGCAGCTTGATCGTAAACTCATCGAGCTAGGCGACAAGTCCGCGAAAAAGGCTATGCGGGCGGGGGTCAATGCGGGACTGGCGAAAATCGCCATGGCAATACGCGCGGCTATAAATGCGACGAGCGCTTCGCCGGAAATGAAGGCCGAGGCGCGTAAGACAATCGGTAAGCGCTTTGCCAAAGCAAAAGCCGGAGTATCGCGAGGCGAGATGCAAGCCAAGGTGGGTTTCGGGGTAGGAAAGAAGAGACAAACGAAAGAACAATCAGAGGCGCAGAAACAAGCAAGAAAATTGCAAAGAAAGAAAGGCGTCGGGATCGGTGCGGCGAATATCCACTGGTTCGTGCTCGGCACGGTTGAGCGACATTTGAAAAGAGGCTCAGTCCGCGGCCCGAAGGCCGGGCACCCGACAGGCAAGATCACGCCCCCTTTTGCCAGCGTCATACATGAGGCGGTAGCGGCTTCTGAGGCAGCCGCGCTAGAGGCGGCGCGAGAAAAAGTTCAACAGGTGATTATCAGAGAAGCCCAAAGAAAGGGGTGATTTATGGCCAAGATCAAATGCAAAGGAACTTCCCTCCAACAGAAAGTTGGCAACGTATTTGTAACAGTTGCCCAGGTGATCTCGCTTCAATTGCCGGAGGTCGAGAGTGAGACATACGAGAGCGATACACTCGACAATACCAGCGCCGGAATTCCGTACTCATCGACCGGACGGACTGAGGGAGGGTCATGTTCCGGCGAGCTGTTCTACGATCCGGCGCTCGACAGTCATAAAAACTTACTGAGCTTGCTTACAAATCCGCCGACAGTGAGCGAGCAATGGAAGATCGTTTTTGCCGATGAAGGGTCATCGTCCTGGACGTTCTCCGGGGCTGGTATGAGTTTCGGCGGTACTGTCGCATTGAAGGAAGGGCTCAAGGGCTCGTTCAAGATCAAGCTGGACGGCATCCCAACTTATCCGTGATCCGGATCAGCGCTGTGTGATGACGAATGAAGTGTCGATTGCTCGTGGACTTGAAAGGCGTTATTACGCCGGATCACCCCGACGGCACCTATCCTATCGGGACGATCCTGGACTTTTCCACCCTACCTGCCGATATGCACAATCCGGCCGTGCGGCTCGTGCGGCTTGGCGTTGCCGAACCAGCCGACGAAGAGTGCGAAAAGATGTGCGGCATGAGCCAGGAAATGCGGTTGCGGGTGCAATACGCCTATCAGCGAGTGCATCGTGGCATCCATCCAGACGATTACGAAGACTACGACGCAGGCAGGATGATTGGTTACAACCCGGACGGTTCCCCGATTCCGGGACCGAATGCAGAACAAGAGGCGGACGAAGAAGAGTCAGAATCTCAACTTTGGGTACCAGAGGATTACAATGAGTGAAACTGTGCAAGCAGTAGCGAGCGCCGCGGAACTATCAGCGGCATTGAAGGGTAAACGACGATTCAAGACCGTTACGCTGCCATCGTCGGGATTGACTGTGCGGATCCAGAGTCTTACGGCCGGCGAGCAATCACGCTACGAAACGGCGATGCTCGGGAACGATGGCAAGCTT